AAATTATACTAAAATAAATTTTAAAAAAGATTGAAAAAGGGTATAAAAAGGGGTTGAAACCTATAAAGGCATCAACAAATTGATAGGTAAAGTACCGTTATTTAGGACAACTGAGCAGCCGATTGACTGTTTTTTGAAGTTCTTAGCGTATGCGGCAGCGTATGTTGTAGAATCTACTCCACATCCAACTTGCATTCCAAAGACTTTAAAGCGTTTCCCTACGAACCATTGAGTATAAGCTAAAGTATGAGTATGACCACAAACAGATGACATCAAATTGTTCTTAGCCTTAGCTGCTGCTTGTCCTCCTTCTCCGTGTTCGTAAAGTACGTCATCATAAATAACTGATTCGCACCAGTTCCAATTAGGTGTTCCTAAGACTTCATTGTAAGACCTTATCCAAGCAGCAGGAATTCCTCCTGACATAGCTTTACGACTAGCCATTCTATCGTGATTACCTATCATAACGTCTGCTTCAGGGAATGCTTCATACCACTTAGCTATTTTCTTAATAGCTGTTTCAAGTTCTAATCCGGAAGACATACCGTCAGGGTCTGGCTCGTGATATGAGAATCCGTGAGCATCAATAATATCGCCTATAAATATAACTTGATTACAATTATGGATTTTATATTGTTCTTGACACCACTCAAGGTAGCCGTCTAAACAGAAAGGTTCGTGTAGGTCGCCAATGACTAGAATGTTTCTAACCTCTGACTTCCTCATTTCCTGAATGACTGCTAACTCGTTAGGCTTTAATCTGTATCTATTATTTCTTAGCAACGTCAGCAATTCCTTGGCCTACTATAAGAACCAAAATAGCGTGATATAACTCTGTTGCTGTAGATTGGTCTACTCCTAAATAAGTTACAATAGCAGGTACTACTACTGAACTGATTGCGTACCAAAATTTCTTAGACTTTAACATCTGTCCGATAAGGTACTTTTGAAAAAACTTTTTCATAATTATTTATTTTTGATTATTAAGTTAATATTTGTGCCGCCTAAATTAAGTATTTCTTTCATAACTAAGTCCATAGCTAAGGTTGAGTTATAAACAACGTCCTGTTCACTTCCTAAGCCTACCAGTATGCAGCCGCTTGTATCTTTAGGGTAATTTCCGCGATGTACTAGAACCCATTTTCTATTTTCTACATCTTCTACAAGTAAATGTAAATAATCCCTACTAGCTGATTCTCTTGCTAGTCTAAGTCTTACTTTGTACTCACCTCTTGGAATACAACTTACATTCTTCTTGTTATTTATCCAGGGGTTTTCTAGTGTGTCACAGAACCTTTCACCATTTATAAAAAGCTCACCTATTGTAGAGTTATCTGAGAATGTATCTCTAATAAGAAGTAGATTGATTGAAGTCAAATTAGATTGAGTAGGTGGCATAGATTTTAACTCCCTTAACTTCTTTAATAAAAACTTTACGCACTTTAACATCTTCTGTAATTTTAGTTATGTACTTAGGATTCAAGCTGTTTAGTTTTCTTTTTTTCATCTGTTTTTTTTATGAAACCACCACTTGTCTACAGTATATATGATAGATACAACTAACAATAGTATCTTTAAAGCTACCTCAATATTTGTGAATGTCGTTACGCTTAGTATTGTTGCATTCACTCCTACAACTTCCCCTACTTCTTTTGCTATCTGTTTTATTGGCATCTTTTAAGTATGTCTTTAATTTAGTTATGTTAATTGGTTTTGTCTTGTAATTTTTCTTCATTTAATCAGAAGCATTTAGAAAGTTTCTCAAAGTAAGTTTAGTTCCCTGCTGAGGTCTTTCAAGATTCATATTATTGTAATAATTTTCTCTTGAAGGATTTACGTCAGCTCCAGTGTTTGTATTATATTCAGGGAAACTTGCTGTATTATTACGGATGTAGTCTATTAGCCTTTCCCGATAGTAGCTTCCCGTATTTAAAATTTCTTCCCTAAAGCTTTGAGCTTCTTCCGTACTTAAAGCCGTTCCTGTTTCTGAGGTTTTAGAATAGATGTTCCCATTCTCTACTTTGTGCCTAAGATAATTAAAAGCGTGATAAAGACTATAAGAGGGAAGCATATCGCCTATGTAATCATCTAGTAAAGTCTTGTAAGCTTCATTTCCTACATTACCTACAGTACCTGCTATAATTAAGTCTTTAAGTTTCTGATTCAGGTCTGTGCCTAAAGCTGTTTCAACATAGATTTTCTGTGCTTCACGTACGAACGGAAGTAAGATATCCACGTCTACATTTAGGTTGATTGCGGTGCTATCCTTTAGCTTCGCTTCTGATATAAATAGTACATAGCTCATAGTTATCTTGCGTTTACGTATCCGTTATTTTTCATTTTTCTTGGGGGTGTTGCTACTAGCTTATCATTTTTCTTTGCTGTAAATCCTTCTGACTTAGCTTTAGTGTAACCAATCATATCAGCATCTTCTATCTTAGTGGTCTTAGATTCGCCTATAGTAGTCTTGAAAATACGACGGCTCCAAAAATCGAAACATTGAGGTCCGCCTTTAAAAAGCCAAATTGAGTAAGTATTAGCTCCATCTCTACCAAAGCCAGGATTAACTGCCTTTGTACTCATATTTATAATATCTTCTTTTCTATACATCTTATTTGCTGCGTGCATTTTTCGGCAAAATTCTCTTTTAGTTCCTGACTTATTAGTTAAGAAATTGTCTTGAGAATAAACATAACGAACTCTAAAGTAATCATAAGACTTTTTAGAGATACCATCTTGCTCAGACTTACGACTTGGAATTGCTCTACCTGTTGAAGCTAGTTCTATCTTTTCCCCTGCTATATCGTTTAATACTTCTTCATAGTTAAAGTCTTGATGTTCTCCGTCTACTATTTCTTCTTCTATTAGTTCCCAATCGTCAGGCATATCTTCTCCAAATTCTTCAATAAACTTAGAAAGCTCAGTAGCTTCTTGATGACCTTCACAAGCCATATAAACCGTTTTACCTTCTAATTCGTGTTCGTGATACCCTTCACACCCTAAAGTCTTAGAACTCGCTAAGGCTTCTTCTATAGTATCAAAAACAGGCTTGCCGTCAATCATTCCAACTTTAGCAAAGTCTAGAGTTTCTTCTTCAACCTCTAAAGGTGGTAATCCTATTTCTTCTCTTATTTCGTCCTGAGTCATTACTTCCCTAATCGTTGCAGAATCAAATTGTATTGTAATTGGTTTAAGTTGTACAAACTGAACAGGCATATCCATATTATTAACTTGGAATATCTTGTGTATTTGATTTTGGAACGGCATTACCACAGTATTAAGATAAAAATTAGAAGCGTTTAAAAGCTCGTCTGCATTGCTTGAGAACCCATTAGCACTATCTAAGCCCATAAGTGTCTTAGAAGTCACCCTATGCCCTGCTAGAATGTTGCTAGTAAGTAGTTCTTGAAGTGCTAAATATTGTTTGTCTAAATCAGCAGGACTGATAGGAGTTATTTCAGGAACTCTTGTCTTATCGTCTGAGAACGTTAGTATAAATTTACCTGCGTTTGAAGCACCCGTGAATTTATCTGTAAGGCTTTGTTCTATCTGTCTACGTTCTTCAGCGAGTGGAACTCCATTTGCGAAACTAATCATATAACTTCCTGAGAAAGAATTACTTACGTTTTGTAAATGAAATTCAGAAACCTTAGAATCACAAAGGCTCCAATTATTACAAGATATGTAATCAGCCGTATAATAAGAATTCATATTAGGACTATAAAGCCCTGTGTAAAGTATTTGATTTGGTGAAGTTCTGTCATTGACATTAAAAGCAGGTACTCTATAAGGCTTGTTCATTCTTGTATTTGCCCAATCTCCTGATACATAATAGCCTTTAGTTTTTCCAAATTCATCAGGACGTTCACATCTAATCTTCTCTACTGGTATATGATAAATTTCTGCTATCTGAGTCCTATCTTTTGACCATACAATATTAAGTGCAAAAGCTCCTTGTAGTTTAAAGTCAAATGCTACCTTTTTTAATACCTCGTGTAGTGTTTCATTACCATTAGCATTATTCATAAAGTTCTGAAGCTTTACTCTTGCTTCCTCATCCCTATCATCTTCATCTGTTATAACTAAGTCTTCAGCACTAATCATTTCGCTAGTCGCATTTACAATAGCAGCCGTTATTGAGCTTGAATAGTAAAGGTCAATTAAAAACTGAGGATAGAGATTTCTCCATTGTCCGTTTACATCTCCGTATTCAATGTAGTCTTTACCTCGTACTTCTTGTACTAAAGGTGCTGTACTTGTGCTTAAATCTACTGAAATTATTTTATCCATTTTAATTTTTTATTGTCCGTAATATATAGTATTCGTTCCTGATGGTTCAGGGTGTTGAGTATATTGTACTTGTTCTGTTCCTGCTTTTTCAGTTAAGTTAAGTATTCCTTTTGTAACTATTCCTTTTACTATTCCGTTTGTATTAGCTATAGGTAAAACATCTGTTTCAGTAGCAGGAGCGGTGTTTAAAGCAACTGCAACTCTTCCTAGCCAACTTACCTCATAAACTTCATATTTCCAATGTCCTGCAGGTAAAAGATTTATACCTCCTATATACATATCAGGATTTATAGCATACGTAAAGCTCATTCCAGTATATCTATTATATATTAAGGAAATAGGATAAGCATAAGCAATAGAACCGTCAAGGTCATTGATAAACTTAACTAAGTATCTAATCTGTGTAGAATCTACTGACGTATCTATTCTATTATCTTCTGTGCTTATGTAAGCTATTATGTTTGTTTCAGTAATTGCTTGTATCATACTATATAATAGAAAAAGTCTGTTTCTATTTGGTTAATAAAGGAAAAAGGCTGCCAAAGCAACCTTAACCCCATAGTGAACGCTAGATTTCTCTATAAACGGTCAAGCCGCCTCACCCTCACTAAGTGTAAAAAAAGGGTAACCGTTAAGCTACCCTCTTTAAAATATATAAAAGAATACTAATTAAGATATAACTATTGTTCCCATTGTAAATGCTACATTATCAAATGGGTCATCTGTGTAGTCTTCAACCATTGGAAAAGGAAGTGCTTCCATTCCGTCAAAAGTAAGAGTGTAACCTCCTCTATCTCCCCAAGCTGCTCCTGAATCAATAGTACCTGCGTTAAGCTCCATTCCGTTTACTGTTCCTAAAGCTACGATAGTATCGTGTCCGTTAGCAAGAGTAGCGTTTAATTGAGCAAAGCAAATAAGTTTACTCTGAGCGAGTAATTTCACCTGATTTTGGTCTTCCTTGGTTAATTTATTAAGTACAAGATTTAAAGTTGGAGTGAAAAAAAGACTTCCGTTTTCCTTACTACCTGTAATTGTTTCAGAAAGACTAGCTGTACCTAAAGGCATAGCGTATCTATAAAGAACGTCAGTTCCCATTTCAATATCAGTTACTTCTCCTGCTGTTTGTGGTATAGATGTTACTTGGTCATAAACTGCGAAATATACGTATTTGATACCTCCACTCGTTCTTGAGCAATCAAGTCCCCTACCTTTACTAAGTGCTGTACAAGCCATTGTTTTGTTTTTTTTAGGTTAAGGGTGGAAGGGTTTTACCCCCTCCATCCGTTTATTTAATTATTAAGATACAAATACTACGTCTGCACCGATACCAACTTGAGTTCCTCCTGTGAATCTTGCGATTAAACGAGTATTCAAACTTCCTACGTGAGATTGGTCAAGCAATTGGATGTTCGTACTATCTGAAATCAAATCAGTACCAAAAAATAAATTTGACTTTTCAGCACAAACTAATTTGTCATCTTCAGCTCCATTACATACTGCTAATTTGATACCTTCAAAAACTGCATCATAATCTCCATTCATAGAGTAAGCGTTTACATATCCTAAAGCTGAGATAGCTGAGATGTATAATCTGTAAGACTTAGGACTCATATAGATGTAAAGGTCTTCTTTCGTGTATACGTTAGAAGGTATAGCTGCTGTTGCTGCTTGTAAGTTAGCGATAATGTTAGCTGCATCAAAAGCTGTTCCTGCCCCACCTGCATTAGCTACATCAATTACTGTTCCATCTACTACAAGTCTTCCAACTGCTGCTGTAGTCAATCCTGTAAAAGAACCTGCTACTGCATCATTTCCACTCCATATAGCGTTTTCAACACCTTGAGAAATTCTACCTGCAATATGAGAAATTAAGTAATCGTCAAAAGATGCTGGTGCTGGTGCGCCTGCTCCTGCTCTCATTTCTAAAGCTTCCCAAGAATCCAATAAGTTTTTTGAACAAATTTCCATATTTACTTGTAAATCTTTTGGAGTAATGATTGCTTCAGTAAGAACTAATGTTCCTGCTGTTGTGAAATCACACGTACTGTCAGCCATTTCAGCTCCTGATTCCATTTTTTGAATTACTGCTTTATACTTCACGTTTTCCATTGAAGTCATAAATGCTAAAGAGTTTGCCTCTTTTAATGCTGCTGATACGTAAAATCCGGCGCTTTTCCCCGAAAATGTGCTAGTTACTGTTGGTAATGCCATAATTGTTTTGTTTTTTTAGTTATTTAAGTTATATAAGAATCTCTCTTGTGAGGTCATCATTTTTAATTCTTTTTTGCTTAGAGATGTTTTCTCAGAGCTAAATTTATTTGTATCTAAAGGTGCTGATGCAGGTTGAGCTGCTAATTCAGTCTTTAGTCTTTCGTTTTCTGCTTGTAAGTCTTCAACTGAAAATTCAACTACTTCTGTAGTCTTAATAGATTTTGGAGTTGTACCTCTTTCTTCAGTTTCTAATTCTTCAACTTCTTCTTCAGTATCTTTTTCTTCTCCTTTTAATGAAGCTACTGCGTCTTCTAGGTTTTGGATTCTTTTCTCCATACCTTCCCAATCAGCAACATCAGCTTCTTCTCCGTCATCTTCAGCCATTTCTTCTTCAACTACTTCTTCAGTAACTTCTTCTTCAGTTTCAGTTTCTAAAACTTCAGCAACAATACCTTCTTCTTCAACTCTGAAAGATACTCCTGTATCTGTCTTGTAAGTTCCGACAGGTAATAAAATTGTAGTTCCATCTTCAGTAAGAACGCTTATGTCTACACCTGCTTCCAATTCTTCAGCAGTTGAAACGAAAATAGTTCCGTCTTCTGATTTTGCTTGCCACTCTAAAGATACTTCTGTTTCTTTGTCAAGTCCAAGTGCTACTAATATTTGATTTTTTAAATCCATAGTTTAATTTTTAGGTTCTGTTATATAATAGAATAGTTGTTGTTC